GCCCGCAACGTGTGCGTTTGCTATACTGGGATACACAAGTTAGGGGTGACGAGACATACACCACCGATATGCTCAACACATTAGCTAAGTCTACCAAACCCGCCCGCGGTGGCGGCACTGACATAGCTTGTGTCCCCGCGTATCTCACTGAGCACAAGATCAATGCCCAAGCTGCGATTGTACTGACTGACGGATACCTCGGCGGTTCATGGGGTACGTGGTCAATGCCCGTCCTGTGGTGCATACTGGACAACGAACGCGCCAAGCCTGACTGTGGCAAAACCGTACATGTTAAGAAGAGGGAGATATAAAAAGCCGCCCTACAAATAGAAGTCTATTAGGGGACAGGAATTATCATAAAAAATAAACGTAATAATATAAATTACTTACTACTGTCATATGGCGGAGAGTTAGGTAAGGGAGATACAGATAACATGTTAGAAAGTTTAGCTTGCTTGGCGATGGCTATCTACTTCGAGGCTCGGTCTGAGCCGATAGCGGGGCAGCTTGCTGTCGCACAAGTTATTCTCAACCGCACAACGTCTAGCCGATTTCCCAACACACCATGCGAAGTTGTGAAACAAGGACCGCTACGTAATGGCCAACCTGTTAGACACAAATGCCAATTTAGTTTTTGGTGCGATGGAAAGAAAGAGACCGTACGTAATCACAATGCGTGGCAAACAGCGGAGGAAGTTGCACGCGCTGCAATGATTGCGCCCATAGATATTACTGAGGGCGCTACTTTCTATCATACGCCGGATGTGTCACCAGCATGGCGACATACCAAGGATTTAACCATACAAATTGGTCAACATGTTTTTTATAAGGAGAGATAGTTATGACAATGGAACGTAAAGATCGCTACGAGCAAGAGCTACGCCGCGCAGAGCATTGGCCTACTGCAGTGTCCATAGTATCCGAAGCCGTATCTCGTGAGCGTATGCGTTTGATGGCCGAGGGTATGGAGGAAAACCCCGAAGCCTACGTCAAATCTGCTGCGTTACAGACTGCGTGGGAACGCATACTGAGAGGTTAGTGTGCGTATCAATCGAGAAGAGAAGGCCAAGCATCGGGAGGATATCGAGGGGTTCTGGGATTGGTTCGTGGCTATATCACCGCTGATCCCTACCACCGATCACATGGAGGTGCTGACGTCTTACTCTAAAATAGAGGCCATGCCCGCAAACATTGCATTAGATGTTATAAAGGATTATAATCATTCATCACGAATTGATATGGCCTTACACTTTATAGTAACCTGTAGTCTTAAAGATCCGAAGTTATTCGACAAACCAAAAGAAGTTAGAGCCCTATTCCACGTATGGATTAACAAGAGGCTCGGCTTCTACAAACAATGTTAGTGCCGCACTAACAAACAAGGAGAACAAAATGTTTGTTTATACTTTAGTAGATACCCTTGTCCCTGTTGAGGAGGGCGTCGCCATCCACCCAGAACTACGCGCAGTGCTTCCCGAAATCCAAAGTCGTCTACGCTGTGATTTCTTACAGGAAGATAACCATACGTACACCGATCACAATGGTGACCTTACCCGCCTATACGTGGTGTTTCCTGGGCAACCGCTAGCCGCTGGATGGATTAGTTACCAAAAGGAAAAGTACACGGTGGGTTCGCATACCATACGTAATGACAAGTTGAGTGAGGGTAATTACGACTACCACACTCGCTTCACCACCAAGCGAGACACCTTAATAAAACTCGTTAACACACATCTTCGACGTACACCTACCACGGAACTAAGCAAGCATATGTGGAGGGTGAAGGTCAAACACCCTGATCCCGATACACACCGTCGGACGGGCTACACCACGTATTCGGATGCGAGGTCTAAGTTCTCCGGTGCAAAGTCTGCGCCTACAAAAGCTGCTAACGATGCCGGATACGAATTAGGTCTTAGAATGGGAGGGTCTTCATCAGACGAACTACTCAAGGAGCTAGAGACGTTAGGCCGTTCTGGTTATGTATTTGCATCACCCATGGTAGCGGAACAAGTTGCCAAGTATGTTGCGGCACTAGATGAAAAGAAAGCGCGAGAGAACCGTGATAACGCTGATGATATGGTGTTCGTTAACTATAACGGCATCGAAGGACGTGACCCTGACGTGTGCCGTGGTTGGATGGATAAGTATGCCAGCTTTAATGTGTTCACCATTGCAGACGCTAATCTTTACGCTGGGCTGCGTGAGGATGAGTTATCTCGTCTCGGCGCATTGTCTATCTGCCAGCCTGGGCAGTTTGTCGCGGATGTAGGTATGCGTGTGAACAGCACATGCTTCTTTATTTATGCAGGCGACCATGTGTGATCGTGGTTGTCTATGTGGCCCTATGTTGTCTCATGTTGTCTCATGACGTCCACATACGTCTCCAAATTACCTCATGTTATATCGAAACGCCCGAGATTATCTGATATGGAGAAGGACATAATAGTTCACCGTGTAGTAGTAGATCCTACAACTAAACTCGTTAGTGTTTCACAATTTGGCATGGAACGTGTTGACATTGGTCGTGAGCGTGATTACGATTGTGTCGATGATCTACCGAAGTGGATGCAAGAAGGGATCGCGTTGCTCTCAATGACCAGCGCAGTTCCCCCCACTGAAGAGGTAGATGGCGTAGGCCGTAGGATCGAGGAGAATATCTTTTGGCTGTATGACAGCCTAGCGAGGAGGAAACCATGAACATATTTTATTTAGATAAAGATCCCACCACCGCTGCCATGTCACATTGTGACCAGCACTGCGTGAAGATGATACTTGAAACAGCGCAGCTACTTAGCACGGCGCATCGTGAGTTGGATGGGGATGAGTACGCCAATGCACGAGGGTTGTATAAAGCTACCCACAAAAATCATCCGAGTGCTATCTGGGTACGTGAGAGCGCAGCTAATTATGAATGGGCATACTCACTGCTTGTCGAGTTATGTAATGAATATGAATACCGATATAGCAAGATCCATAAGACCGAGCTTGTAGGTATTCTTGAAGCGTTGAAGATGTTGCCTACTAACATACCAGCACGCATACCATTCCAAGATCCGCCGCAATGTTTCGGTGAGGGTAACGAGCACCTGAAGGGTGACGATACGGTGGAGGCTTACCGCCGTTATTATCTGAGCAAAGCTAACACCATGAAGAAGCCGCCGCGTTGGCGGCATACCGAACCACCGTTCTGGTGGCAACCACAATGAAACCAGTTACTACGGAGAACATGAATGACCCCTGAAGGTCGCGTAAAGCGCACTGTAACAAATCAACTTAAAGATCTAGGTGCGTATTATTTCTTTCCCGCTACTGGCGGGTACGGACGGAGTGGAGTTCCAGACATCATAGGATGCTTACACGGTAAGTTCTTTGGTATTGAATGTAAGGCTGGCAAAAACAAGCCCACGGCCCTTCAAGAAAAGAACCTTTCCGACATCAACACTGCCGGAGGCTTTGCCCTAGTAGTTAACGAAGAGAACATGGCGAATGTTAGGGAGATCCTACTGGAAGCCGCTTCTCTAACCTAAACCAAGGAGTATAAAATGAAAGGATTTATGGACCTTGTAAGTTGGCTGTTTGCCCCACGGCCAAATAAGTATGAAGAAATCAAACCCGCAAGGCCCAAGTCTCGGCCACGGCACGCTATAAAAGTATGGCGTTATTGTCGTGCGGGTAAGAAGGGTGGACGTAGGTTGTACTGCCCGAAGTGTAACCAAGCTCATAAGATAAGTTACATGGACTGGGATAATAAAGAGTGTAAATCATGTGGCAAGCAAATCGCCAAGTATGAATGGTACACCATACCCACAGGAAAAGAACTATCGCGTCTTGCAGAGGGGAGACCAGCAAATCATGTCTGAACAATTAGAATTACCTTTTGACCCACCTCTGGAGCGTGCGTTGATACGGGCCGAGGTGCTACGCACCGCAGAGCAATACGTAACTAAAGATCGTGCCGCTACACACGGCAACATGGAGGATAACTTCTCAACGATTGCTGCGTATTGGTCTACGCATCTTGGTATTCCGATCACTGCGATAGACGTATCTGTAATGATGACGTTGCTCAAAGTAGCGCGCATCAAAAACGGTGACGATAATCTTGATAACTACATCGACGGGGCAGGCTATCTAGCTTGTGGTGGTGAGTTATCACAAAGGGGGTGAGGTATGGACTTAATCACCCTCGACTTCGAGACATACTACGACAAAGAGTATTCTCTAAAGAAGTTAACAACCGAGGAGTACATCCGCGACAGACGCTTTGAAGTTATTGGTGTGGGTGTAAAGGTTAATAATAAAGAGGCAGAGTGGGCCAGCGGTACACATGAAGAGATCACTAAGTATCTACGAGCGTTCCCGTGGCATGACGCCATGCTACTCGCCCACAATACTATGTTTGACGGTGCTATATGTAATTGGCGCTTTGGTATTCGCCCTCGCGCTATCGCCGATACTTTGTGTATGGCTCGTGCTGTCAATGGTGTGGAGGATGGCGCAAGCCTCAAGGCGTTGGCTACGAGGTACGGTGTTGGGGTCAAAGGCACAGAAGTAGTCAATGCTCTGGGCAAGCACCGAAATGATTTCACCGACACCGAATTAGACCGATACGGTGATTATTGTATCAACGACGTTGAGTTAACCTATGACATCTTTAGACGTATGGCCGTTGGCTTCCCCCGTAAGGAACTGAAGCTAATTGATCTGACCCTACGGATGTTTGTGGAGCCTACGTTAGATCTAGACCTTGGGTTGCTTGAGCAGCATCTATCTAATACGCGCGACGCTAAGGATAACCTGTTAAGGGATGCCGGTATCGAACGTGAAGACCTGATGAGTAATCCGAAATTTGCGGAGATACTACGCTCGTTTGGGGTAGAACCCCCGATGAAGGTTAGCCCAACAACGGGTAAGGAAACGTATGCGTTTGCTAAATCGGACGATGCCTTCAAAGCTTTGGCAGAACATGAAGATGCTAGAGTGCAGGCGGCGGTATCGGCGAGGCTTGGTGTTAAAAGCACACTAGAAGAAACTAGGACGCAACGGTTCATAGATATAGCCAAGCGGGGATTGTTGCCCGTTCCGGTTAGGTACTACGCTGCACACACTGGGCGTTGGGGTGGTGATGATAAGATTAACTTACAGAACCTTCCTTCTCGTGGTCCCAATGGTAAAGCGTTAAAGCGTAGTATCATTGCGCCCGAAGGTTACTCCATCGTGGAAGCTGACTCGTCACAGATCGAAGCTCGTGTGCTGGCATGGCTGGCCGAGCAAGAGGATCTTGTTAGTGCGTTCACTAACAAAGAAGACGTTTACAAACAGATGGCTTCCCGCATCTATGGTGTACCAGAAGAGGAAGTCGATAAGGACCAACGGTTTGTTGGTAAGACAACAATTCTGGGTGCAGGCTATGGTATGGGGGCTG